TCTGCTGTGTTCGTTGTTCCAAAAAATACGCATTGACGTGGGTGCTCCATTGCAAAAACGCCGTATGAGGCACGATAGAAATCAGATGCAGCACTGATAAACGCTTTAGCCGCGTTAATCTCAGTCACCCCCAGAGCCTGCATTTCGCCGATCTCATTAATCCACGTGCCTTGAATCGTCTCCATTGCTTCTTTTCCGGCAAAGGTGCGTAGCGATTCACTAAACCACTTACCACCCAATTTTTTAAATATCGTGGACTTATAACGTCCTTGTGCGCCCACAAGTACTAGCATGGTATCATACTTACATCCCGGCCGCATAACACGGGCAACCGCCGCCACGACGGATTTGCGCGTCACCGCACGCACATACGGCGTGTCCTCCGCGCCCATGTAATCAATAAATAGCCGGTCCAGCCGTTCCACACCGTCCCATGTTAGCGAGTTAAGGTAGTCGCGGACCGGGTGATAGGCGTGCGCATTGGCACAGGCAAGCACAGCATCCCTAGCATCCTTATCAGCGATTTTGCCCATGTGAGGCTCCAGGTAAATTCGCAGTGCCACCGTGTCACCGTCCGTCCACTCTTTTGGCTTGCCCGGCCGATCCCATGGCAGGTCTCCCTCTACGCTGATCCGGCCCGTAAACTGATTCAGTCTGATTTTGCCACGCAAGTCTGGGCAGTGTTCCAGCGCGGCCTTGTAGTTTTTCAGCGATTTGATAGGCTTCAGCTGGCCGTCTACGTCCATAATCGGCGGGCGCAGCCAGGAACCATCATCCGTCGTTTCGCCGCTCTCCGCGCCGCCTATGCCGCCAGACGGTATCTCAGCGGCCTGGAAATCGGTTTTGCACTGCTCCCATCGTTCCGACATGATCAGATTT